CGGCCCAACGAGGAATCCTTTCCGCGAAGCTTACGCCACTCACGGGTGATCCTGATGCCTCGGAACTCAGCCCAACTTTGCCGGCGCTCCAAACACTCCAAGGCTTTCTTTGTGAGAGGGATAGTCCGTGGCTCACCATTCTTGGTTTTAACAACATCAATCACCGCTCCCACTACCGGATCTCTGCGGATCATCTTGGAGTTTAGGCCCAACGATTCAGATGGACGAAGACCAGTTTCAATGGACCACACGAAGAAGTCCCGAAAGCGATCACACTCAATCAACGACTCAATGTGAGCTTGGTCTTCCGCACTAAAGAATCCGATGCGTGCATCATTGCCCTGCTTAAGGCGCGGAACTTTAAGGGTCACTTCATGCATCCCTCGCTCCCTTGTGAAATCCAAAGCTGTCTTTAGGGTCTGGAGCTTGCTGTTAATGGTGCTGGGTTTGTTACCCTTGGAGATCTCATCTCGGATCACCTTGTCGATTGTGCCCAACGAAAGACCCCTTGTTGTTTTCGGGAGGTTCCTTAGCCAGAAGGTTATATTTCGCTGCTCAACTTCCTCCCTGGCTTTACCGGCCCAACGATTCAAGAAGGTGGTGTCGAATATCTCTGCTAGTGTCGCTTGTTTTTTTGATGACATGCCCAACGAGTAAAACGGAAGCGGGAAAAGGTCAAGATTGTTTTTTGAGTGTTTTTCCCAAGGTCAGAAAGCACGGAGTTTTCTCTCCCATCCAAGCGCCAAGCTGATTGAACTCAAAAAACTCAACGGCCTCTTCCCAGTTCATTCCATCATCACGCAAGCGAGCAATCACCTTGTCCTTGTCATAACACGCAATAGGAGGCATCCCAGCCCTCTCCACAATTCCCACCAAGCAATCGTTGTATCCATCCATCAAAAGTAAATCATCCATGACGGGAGCAGTCTGCGCGATCACCCAGGAAAGGGCAAGCCGGTAAAGAGGTGCTTACAGTTTTCCGGGAAAGTGTAAGGACAAAAGAAAAGCCGCTCCAAGGGGAATCCCAAGAGCGGCTTGTGTGGTGGCTTGTGGTGTCGCTTAGGCTAAAACGAGCTTTATTAGAAAATACCAAGCCACAGCGAAGGCGAGGGCTAGGAGTGCTTCAACTTTCATTCTCAAGATTTTCTTTAAGGTTCCGCTTCCATTCGATTTCATCCTCGTATGCAGCTTGTTCCATTCGGCCATAAATGACCAAGCCAGCGATAAGCCACGCAAGGAAGAGTATTTCTTTTTTGTTTATCTTCATTTTTCTTTAAAAAGCTGAAACGATGACCCCACCGTCGAAAGGAATGAGATCCCCGCGGTCAATGATAAATTCCGAAATCAAGGTATCAATCACTTCATCACTAGCGTCTTCCCGGTAAAGCCCAGCGCATTCCAGCGCTTCTTTTAGTCCTCGTCCATAGTAAGCCGTTAACCAATCGCGAACGTCACGGTATTCCGAATAATCACAACGGAAATCTATGGAATTAAAGATGATTTCTTCACCCAATTCTTCTTCCAAGTTTTCGAAATGTTCCACCAAAGCGGTCGCGCCTTGGTAACTCCAATCAGCGTACTCATCCGTTAGGAGGAAATCAATAGCCTGGGTTGAACTTAAGTGCATCTTCATTATTTCGCGCTCCTTTCCAGTAAGGCTTCAATTCGATCAAACACGCGTCCCATTTCAACGGTGCTTGGGTCAATGATGGCAGCGTCTATATCTTCACGGTTAGCATGAGTAAACGCCTCGCCGCGTCCGGTTTTGATAACAACCACCAAGCGACTGCCTTGGGTGGTCATTTGGCGACCATTGACGGTCACTGGAATGCCCGTGGAGAGGGCTTGTCTTATTTCGTTTTCTTTTGTCATAGTGATTATTCTCTACCTTTTCAGCTCTTCAATAGCTTTCGCGACCAGCATGTTGCGCTTCTCAATGTCAGATGATGTGCGAACCGGGAATAGCTCGCTTGTCACGCTCATTAAGTATTCCCCGGGATGGTTTCCGAGACTTCCAGTTTCCCACAGTTCGCGAGTTGTGAAATTTGTGTAACTATCTCGGAACGAGAGGATGGCTTCGAGTTGATGCGCTTGAATGGTTTTCAAGAGGCTGTGCGTGGATTCTGTCATTTGTCTGTTCATAGAATTAAGAAATGATTTTAATTGTTAAACGACCGAAGCGCACTTGAAGAGATGTGATCTCGGTTTCGTCGAATTCAAAATCACTCACCCGGAAGCGGTAATCGGAAACCTTTTCAAGATCCCAGTCAATGTACTCTTGATGTCCCCTACCTCGGTTAGTCTCAAGATTCACGGGGCGGTTTAAATGATGTTGCAGTGTGTTGTTTTTGTTTTTCATAATTAACACGGAGCTTGTTGTTTGTTTACTCCATTGGACTCCCCGCGATTGAACGAGAGGAGTCCTAGGAATTAACACACTATCTAGTATCCAAGCCAATTGAGGATTTCTTCCCCAGTGTATGTCTCGCGCTTTCCAAGGTCATTGTGGAACTCTTCAAGGTCAATCAATCCGTGCCTCTTAAGCTGATAAAGAGCTTGGGAATGCGTGATGGTGGCTTCGCGATAGTCGTTTTCTGTCATTGTTTCGTTTTCTGTTAAGGTGATTATTATTTGTTGGTATCGATCAAGTAAACCTCGCCGCCTTCGTAATGCGTGGACATGCTCCAAAGGTTTTCAGTGTTTGCAATCCTTGTGAGTGTTAGCTGATATCCCGAGCCAGTTCGCTCGCTTTCTTCTTTAGTAACGGTGAAAGAAATCACTTTGCCGCAACAATCTTCCGTGATGGCGAGTTGCTGATCTTTAGCGTTTCCCCATCCGTGGATCTGATTCACTGCGGGAAGGACTTGTATAGCTTGGTTTGCTGTCATGGGTGAACACTACCCGCTTACCATTAGGGTTGTCTAGTGTTTTTCTTTATGTTTTTACACGGTTGTATGACAGGTTGACTTAAGGTGTTGACTTTAAGTGTGTTACGAGCGAAAGAGAAATACAAAAGGGGTGACACGACAAAAACACAAGCAAACGCAACTAACTTGCAATAAGCAACGGGCCCGCCTTGGTCAATAACACTACTCCAGGAGACCCTGGGCAATCGATCGCAGGTAAAGACTTTCTTTATGTCGTTACCGTGTGTTACAAGGTAAGGCATTGCGCTAGCAATCCCCAGTGATAGACCTCCCCCTTGCTAAAAAGCGCGACAATCGGTAGTCACAATGTCATTACCGGGAGGGTCGCGGGGGGATTTTCGCGGCGCTGCTCTATATATACCCCCTCAGATTTTTGTAACAAAACTATTCCGGCTCCTCATCACTGTTGTCTTCTTCATCAAATAACAATCCATAATCTCCTCCATCTTCACGCATGCTCTGAGCCAACTCGTTGCGTCCTACAGACTCCCTTAGCTTCCCTTGGACAGTCGGAAGCATCCCGAGGGCAGCATAAGGCGTTGGGGACTCCACTTGGATGTTACGGGTCTCCCTGTGATTCACAGCCACCAGGACATCATCGAAGTGTTCGGTGAGGATACTTAAGGCTAACTTAAGGCGATCCTTGGCTGAATCTGGGATGTTGGAGTTACGTTGCATTGAACACTACAAAGGTGTCTCTCTCTTTCTCCTCCTTCTTTAAGATATCTTAGAGACATCTCTAAGATTGGATAATAATAAGGATAAAAAATAATAAATAAATCTCAGAGCTATCTTTAAGAGAGGATTGTTATTTTTATCCCCTCCTCCTCCTATCTCAGAGAAATCTTAAAGAGAGGCTTTCTTTCCTCCCTATTATGGGTGTTATTAGTTAGGCGTTGAGTAAGAGAGTGTTATAGAGATTCCCCGTGCTAAGGTTTTTGCAAGGGCGTTGAAGGTGGATTCGGTCTCCCCGAAAGCGTTCCATTCATCGGGGTTTGACCCGAAGAACGGCTCAATGATCACGCACGGAGCCTTGGGTCCACACAGGAAGCCAGCACCGCGCTCACCGTGTGTTACCCCTTTGACTCCTCGGTCGGTGTTTCCTGGGAAGTCCTCGTTCATGGCATCGTTGATGTTGGATGCGGCGATTAAGCCTTTCGATGAGGAGTTCCAGTAAAGCATCTCGTGGCCTTTCACGTTGGGGTTGCTGAAGCTATTGAAGTGGAGTTCACACACGAGGTCAGCATTGAGGGGGTCTACGGTTCGTTTGAGCCAGCGCATGGACTCGGTGTAGGAATCCCCTTCATAATAGTTGATGATGGTTGTGTTGATGTGGCTTGGAAGGTATTCCTTAATCTTTTGGGAGAGCTTTGTGTTGTAGTGCCACTCGTAGGTTTCGCCGTCATAAGCCACAGCACCCGAATCAAGCTCCCTAGAATGCCCCACTGCAAGCACGAGGTTGCGCTCCTGTGCGTTTTTAGAGATTTCTTGAGTGTGACCTCCAGAATTAGCCGAAAGGCCCTCAGAATCGATCCTAGAGCGTATTCCTTCAAGAAGCCTGATTGCCTCGTTTAGTTCGTCTTTTATATCCATGTGGTTGAGGGTGCTTGGTTAGTGTTAATCTTGTAGTAGGAATCCTTGAACTTCTGGAGTTGTCTTTGGATGTCCTCCTCTTTTCGTTCGGAGATCTTAATGTCGGCATCCTGTGCCATCTGCTCTACCCAGTATGCCACTGCCATTGATAGTGCGTCAAGCCTGTCATCGTGTGTTAAGGCCCCCTTTTCGCGTGTCAGGCGAGACATCTGGAACATCAACTGGTATTTTAGTTGGGTCTCGATGGGATACTTCTGGGCGGTGTCGTAGTCGTTCCGAATGACCTTTGGGTCGATGACCAGCTTGTGTTGGTTCATCACGGGTTCCAGGGTGTCCACGATGCGCTTCTCTTTCTGGATGTTATGACGGACCTCTTCGACGGTTACCGGATAAATCTTTGAGAGATAGGGCTTTAGGATCTCTACGAACATGCCGTCACCGAAGTTGCTTTCAACAACAATCACATTCACGTTGTTCATCTTGGCCTTCATCGTGAGAACCTTTAAGACGGTATCATCGTATCCCCCTTGCATACCGCCGGCATCGGTCACATAGAGATACCCGTTGAGCATCTTTACGACTGCCCATGAGGTTTCGTCCTTGCCTCGTCCCGATGGGTCAATGGCTAACACACTACCAGTGAAGGGGATGTTATCACCTATGGTCTTCATGGGGCGAAAGAAGCGGTCCCCTGTGAACCCTACGTTTGGCACTGTGGCATCCCAAGCGTTCTCAGGTGATTGTGCCCAGACCAGCTTCTCGGGAGCCGTGGTGTCATCAATGTCCATAACAATTAAGTCATTGATCTTCAATGGGTAACGATCCAAGTCGGACAGCTTGGGGTCCAGCATGAACTGCATGGCGAACCCTGACTTACCGTAGGATGCTTCACGCTCTGCTAGGTCGATCTCAGAGAATCGTGTGGGTTCTGTGGGGCTTCCGATGAAGTCATCATCGATGCACGAGGCGGCTATGTTACCTTGGTAGATCTTCTCGGACTTCTCCACACCGATCTTCTTTGCGGGCCAAATGCGAGTCTCGTAGTCCCGTTCCAGCATTTTGTTGTAGATGCTGTCCTCGCACTGTGGAGTCCCAAGGAACAGAATGCGACTGCCATCGTTGGGCTTAAGGATAGCTTCAAACTCCTTGACCTGTTCCGAGAGCTTGTCCCGCATGGATTGGGTCGCGGAGTTGTTGGGGACTTCAACGTCATCAGCCACAATGATGTCTGCACGGCTACCAGTAAGCTGGGATGTTATACCGAGGGACTTGACGCTTGGGGCGTGTGAGGCTTGCGCTGGGCCAACGTCAAAGGAGATCTTGGAGAAGCGTTGTTTGTCGTTGGGCTTTAGGTGTCCAAGGATCTCCATCTCGTGAATGAT